GTAGTCCATACCGCTTCATTAGCTACAATAGCCACCAGTACATATACAGCCTGGTTAGGAATATCTACCCAAGTAGTCCCTATCTCCAGCTTATCAGTAGTAAGAGGTGCCCTTTGAGACAAAATAGGACGAGGAGCTAGGTTTTGAAGAGCTGTGTCTAAACCATACGCTCGATTAAATCTTTGATTAGAAGCCATCAGTGTTCTCCAGTTTTAAAGTGAAATGCTTACCTCTTTTTTATAGCACAGAGTTACTATATAAATATAGCTATTAGTTGACACAGCTATATTTATTAGTTATATTAGTTATATAAGTTAACTTGTATTCCTTTTAAAAGAGAGACGTTATGACTGACAAACAACAAGAAAAAACATTGTATATAAAGCTGCCTGAGGAGCAGCACAGGTTTATAAAACAATCAGCAGCACAAAAGGGCCAAACAATAAAGGAGTTAGTAATAGATGCAGTTGCGTACTATATGGCACAACTTAAAAAGAATAATGAAATAAATATTTTATAGATAGAGCTTTTATCCCTAAGGTTAATTGGTAAGAATACACTGCTTAGTTTCTCTTACTACTTAACTCTATCTATAAACCAGGAGGGGTAGCTTTGAAAACACCCCTCCTGCTAATACTACACTGCAAAGGATCATATCATGGAAAACAAGACAATAGAAGAACAAACTGATTTGATATTAAAGCATTTAAATAGTCGCTTTTATCAATCATGCAATTCATTTGTTAAAATTATTTTAAAAACAATGTTAATTTACTATACAGTTGTTTTCCTAGGTACTTATATAGCTATAGTTTTATTTACAGGTAGATTTTAACTGTAGATAAAAATCTATTCTCTATTACCTAAGCCTTTTAAGAGATCTCCTATGCCCAATCCTGCTCCTCCCCCTACTGCTGCTCCAGCTGGACCACCAGTAAGAAATCCTAAACCAGCACCAAGTGCAGTGGGCGCCGCTTTTAAAAAACCACCAAGTAATTTACCGCCAACAGCTGCTGCAGCCGTACTCAATGGGCTTTCTGACTCTGGAACGGCACGAGCTAGATCTTTTTTAAATTTTTTTGCAAATTGATCTCTTTTTACTTTAAGAGCATCATTAATGAGCCCAAGAAAATCTTCAGGTATAATACCTTCATTGTTTTTAATAATTTTTCTTGCTTCTTTAAATGTTGCCTTTTCCGTACGGGCTATGTTTTTCATTATAGCTATTACTCTTTTTCTTCCTTCAGGAGATTGGGAGAGAGAAGGAATTGTTTGTAAAAACTGTTCCATTTCTCTATTAGTTACGTTTCCACCATAATATTCTTTAGCTTTTCTAACAAATCTCTGTGCTATTTTTTGGTATTCTTGTGAAGATGGATTACTTAAAGCAGCTATATTCAGCCCAGAGTTCTTCAGAAAGGCTGTATAGCCAGCACTCTGAAGTCCTTCATCTTCGAGATCTTGTAATCGAGAAAGATCATCAAAATCTTGTTGTGCTGATTTATATTTTTTGTGTATATCAAATAGTTCTGTTTTGAAATAGTCTCGTCTCTCTTTTTTAATACCATCTAGTCGCTTATTTCTTGTCTCTATCTCTTTTTTTATCAAATCTCTTTTGATATTTGATAAATTTGGCCTCAAAAGAGCCTTTTCTAGCTTATCAAGATTTCTTTGCTCTTGGGCTTCTCGCGTAGCTGACTGCCTACCAACTAGATCTGCTTGTGGCGAAAGAACCGTATCTCTTTGCCGATCTTTTCTCTGAAATAACTGCCCAGAAGTATCACCTTGGCCAATGAAATCAGCAAGCTGAGGGCTTTTAGAACCTAATGCCTTTAAGACATCTTGAATTCCTGGCTGACGTTGCTGTTGTTGTTGTGCAGATAGATCTTGCACTCTTTTATTTTCAAGCTGACCAGTATCACTTAAAAGATTGGCAATAAGATCTTGAGCCTGCATCTCTTCTTTTTGTCTTCTTGCATCTGCTTTATATCGTTGATTGTCTTGTATTAAGGATGCAGCGGCTCTTGGGTCATCTAACAAGAGTTGAGAATAGCCCTGTGACTCTTCAGGAGAATAGCCTTGTGCTTCAAGCATAGGCAATAATTGATTAGATCTTTGCTGCCTTAATTGATTTTGATCATATCTATTGATTCCTTGATTAAGAGTCTGGCCTACTCCAGATCCAAGTGAACTGCCGAGTGAGCTAAGAATTGATCCTAATGGTATTGTTGCCATACTAACTCCTTTAAGATTGATCACTATTGCCAGAACCTAAAATATTCATTAACAGCTTAATAGCTTCACTTATTCCACCGGTGTAGTACGCAGAACCTGTTCGTGCTCCAAGCTTTGCTAAAGAGGGTAGACTTTCTTGCAAAAAACCGCTCTCTTGTTTTAATGGAATGTTTTCAAACTGTGGGGTCAAACCTTGCTGTAAAAACTGTAAACCCTGTTGTCTGTTTTGCATACCGTACTGTGATTGGAGTGCCGCGAGCCCTTCCTGAAGACCGGCTCCTGCCTGACCAAGTTGAGATGCAAAAGCAGGAGAACTTAAAGAATTACTTCCTAAAGAAGCAAATCTCTGTGCAAGTCCCGGAACTGTTTGTTGATTAAATTGAGAAGTCGCTCTTTGTGCAATAGGTTCAAATCCTTTATAGGGATTATTTATAGTCTGTTGCCCCAATCCTAATAGGTTTTGAAGTAAGCTCTGTTGCTCTTGGTTAAATCGCGGCACCTGTTCTATTCTGTTTGGAGCACCTAAAAAGAAATTTCCTGCAGCCATCATATCTCCTATACTTTTGTATAATGTAAAATTACTTTTGAATCAGTAAACGTTACACCACTTGTATTATTTATTACTACCTGAGTACTTGTTACTGTCACCTCGATATTATTTCCTGCAGCACTAGAAAAAGGTAGTGGATAACCAAGAAGTGACGTAGAATTAGTAGCTGCTCCATAAATACTAAGCCATTTCCAGGTGCTTGTTACTGAAAGATTATGGTTAGTATTGGTTACACCGGCACCAAGAGCACCCGTATAGATAACTTTTCTAAATACAGGAATTGTATCTAAAGGGCTTGTTAATGTTGGATTTGATATTACTGATCCAGTTACAAATTCTTCATTAAGGTAAAAACCTGACTCTTTGCTATTTAAAGCAAGAACAATATTGTTTACGTTTTGATAAAGCTGCACAAGAAGTTCTTTAAACTCAGGAGAATTAACAGCAGTATCCTGAACTACACCAAGATCAAATATTGAAGTGGTTGGTAAAAATGAACCGGTATTAGCTTGCTGATCTTGAATATACGCCATATATCTATTCCTCTATTGAAAGTCATAAGAAGTAGGCAGTGTAGTAAAGCTCATTGCATGAAGCTGAAAATCACACAGCCTAATATCTGTATCTTTCATTTGAGTATCGTTTAAAGTGAGCTTTAATGAAATAGCTTGTCCATCTGCTTGCAGATATACAGTATGCCATAACCTCTTTGCTGTCTCCTCAAAAGGAACTGGTGCAGCAGCCGGTGATGCAGTATTTGTATAAGGATAAGTATCTAGCGTTCCTGTACCAACAATTGCCCCATTAGTAATACTATCTTGCAAAAGAGGAACAATCGCAGTTGAAACAAAGAATTCTACGTCTATTTCTCCTGCTTCTGTCGAATCAACCATGAAATCTACTTGCAGCAAACTAACATTACGACCCTTATTTGCATAAAAATTATATTCTTTTGTACTGACAACAATGTTGCTAACTCGAGAAATCAATCCGCCGCCAGAATATGTTCCAGCAAGAGTAGAAGGAACATCATCCTCATAGATAAAGCTAAAAGCATTAGCCGAAACAGGATTTGCAGCAGTATTAATAATTTTAAATATTTTATCATTGATTAGGCTCAAGTTACCATCATCGGTAATTCCACTAAAATGAGCATAATCTTCACCACGTAAGTTATGATCAATGGCTGTAACAGTCACAATGTTACTTGCTACTGTTATATTGGTAATCTGCAGCACAGAAGCGTTGTAATGGAAGTCAGGATCAATGACAAAAGTATATCCTTGCTGGTTTCCCGCAACAACCTGTCTAAACTTAGCCTGGTTGGCACCAGAATTCCACGGTACGCTATCATTAAACACTACTGTTGTAGAGCTCCATAAAATACCAGAAACTGGCTGGAAATAGCCAAATACAGTTATCGAATCGTCATTGAAAGCCCATGTACCTGTTGCGTAGTTATAAATGAGAACTTTATTTGGATAGGGAAAGTCTGAATTAGTATTGGTATCAGGGAAGGTCCAATACATCATTTCGACATAGTAATCCCTAATTCCGTAAACTCTAAATATACCACTATTATCATTGTGTATATTAAATACCGTGTCGGGTATTTTTCCATCTATGCGTTGAACGCTTGTACCGTTGCATGCATGTATTCCTACGTTTCCCACACCAACTGCTACTTTATCAAAAGGAATAATAGAAAAAGTAGATTCAACTCCAAGTTCAGTATTTATTTTTTGCCATGTAAATGGATACGCTTGATTTCTTGTGTCAACTAGCTCCCATGTTGATCTTTCAAAATAAACAATAAGTCTATCTTTGATAAATTCTACCGATACAATAGCTTCTGTTGTTGATGCATCTATGGCATTACCGCGACCGGGAGTGCTTACAAGCCAGGCACTTGCATCAAGAGGTGAACCTACTTGTGAATAACGAGCTCTATTTGGGTAATTAGTTCCTGGTGTTCCTGTACCTTCCCAAGTGTTGAGGGCAACGAGTCTGTTTTTAAAAGGGACAATAATTCGAGCAGAGTTGAGATAATTTACAGTAGTATCAAGTGCAGGCCTAAAGTCATCCCAAGCTGTCCCATTAAACTGCCGTATATAGTTTGGCTCATTTTCATTAAAGTTTGTTACAAAGAATATTTTTGCAGAAGCATCTGCCCCAAGCCATGTAGTTCCCCAGAAAAACTGTGCATTAGTACCCGTCCATACCGCAGCTCCAGCAGTTGTTTCTGTTGCTAAACGAGACCATCCGTTTGAGTACTGATAGGCATACCTTGTATCAAACCCAATAATAAATTCATCATTAATTGTAGATTGCTCGTAAGTAAGCAGTCCCATAACGGGAAAACTAGGGTAAAAGTAGACAGGGGTTGTATCAGGCGCACCTGTTACCGTAAGATTAAAAGCTGAATCTGTAAGATTATATGTAGCAGTATCAGCAGTACCATCTGAACGAAGCATTTGCTGAATTCCAGCAGCTGCATTAGATACCGTAAAAAAAGTATCTAAAACGGAGAATCCTTGTCCTGTCGCTGTTGGCATAGTGGAGTCAGCATTAATAGTTCTTACGTTTCCCGCAAAGGCTCCACTAGTAATAACACCAACTTGAATTCTAAATCTGGATTGGAGAGAAGTCTCACCGATCCAGCGTGACCCAAATCGTTTCCTTACGCGTCCACGAAAAACATAGGCGTTTAAAAGCTCCTGAAAAGCCTCATCTGGAATAAGCCATGGCTTAACATTGTTTTGTTGACCAGAGTTCTGGTCATATGGTGCAATAAAAAAACGATCTGCCATATTAGTATCCTGTCACTAAAAATGAAAACCCAGCAACTGCAGCTACTCCATTAACAGAACCAAAAATTCTAAACTGAGAATTACTTAAAATATCTACTAATCTGATTTCTAAATTTTGATACGTTATGCCCGTAGAAAAAGGAGTAAGTTGAACATTAAGAATCTGAGTTGGTGGTGGATTAGTAATAGTTACTGTGGTCAGGCCATTTGCATTACCACTTCCTGATACTATGTACATACCAGATGGAAGCCACGTCCAACCACCAGAACCTGATGCAGGAACTGAGGCACTTAAAGAAGAAGAGGTAAAAGGAATATCGGCTGTTCCTGCAGACGTTTGCTTGTGGATATACATTTCATTTTTAGTACTTAAAACTTTTGAATAAAGACCGTTATCAGTACTTGAAAAGGTAGGTGCTACTGCTTGAGCAGGTAGTGTCACCTTTTTATGCTTTCCTTCTCCAGAGTCGTTATAGCCAACATGATCTACTTCAAAAACAGTATCAATATTCTGAAAGTTTGTCCGAATTAAAGGCTGACTGTTTGCTAATGTTTGAGTTGATTGTGGTACATCATTTAATGCCATTGTATCTCCTTAAAAACTTCTATTTCCCCAAAACGGACCGTTGTTTAGACCAGAATGCTGCGAATATATTGTTGGAGTGCGCTCTTTTGACTGGTTAACAATGGTTTTTCTTAATATTAATCGTTCTTGCTGTTTAAATTCAGGCATTATTCTCTGTACTGAATCCGTATCGCTACGATCTTCAAACACCTTTTTTGATGCACCATACGAAATATACTGCCACCAATCTTGAAGTTGGGGGTTTTGACCAGCAAGTATAGCAACAGGCCTCATAAATACGTCAAAAGTAATCTTATAAGGTTGATCAGGAACCTGCCGTAACGTAAACTTATTGTCATAATAGAGCATGGATGTTGGTCTTCCTGCGACAAAAGGTACTGTTTGCGCATTAATAGCTTGCCCTGAAAGTGGTGCTGTTGCCCATGTAACGGTAAATACCCCTGTTATATAATCTATCGTACCAGTTGATGTACCATATACAGGATCGGTAAGCGTCCCAGATCCATTATCAATGAGGGTAAGGCCATTATTGTTAATGTCCACAGAAGTAAAAGTAACTTCATTTCGTAAGATTGGTAGTGCATTAAGTGTTCCTGCAAAGGCAACCGTTACGCCATCTCCCGTTCCTACTGATTGAATATTATTA